CACCTTGCCTTCAGGGCAATTTGTACTACGCCGCGGGCTTGCGGGCATCTGACGGTGCGCAGGCCGTGGTGTTTTTTGATGCTGCTGCGCATGTATTCCCACTTGACCACACCCTGAGGCGTGGCCCTGAAGACTACCAGAAATATCTGCAAAACCTTTTTGAGATTGTGGGGGAGAAGCAATGAGGCGCGCGCTCGAGATTAACTTTGCCCTGTGGGGCATGATTCTTTGCCTGTTGCTCGGGGCAATACAGCCCGCGCCCGCACAAGGGACCGCAGACAGTCGGCCAGGTGGTTTCAGCAATGCGGTCATAACTGATTGCTCGGGGGCCGTGACGTCAGGCGGAACGGCGCAGGATGCTATCAGCACGGCTCAAGCCGTGGGGATGCACGGTTTCGTCATTATGAACATCGACACAACCGAAGTGCTCTGGGTAAAAATTAATGGCACCGCAGCGGCATCCACGGCAGGGTCATTTGCTCTGAGCGCTGCGACATCGACCGTGTCAGGTGGTTCGCTTTATCTGCCATGGGGCTTTAGCGGTAATTTGTCAGTAGTTGCTGCAACTACGACCCACAAATGGTCATGTTTCAGGTGGTGAACGATGCCCTGGCTGCTTCGTATTATTGTCATCACACTCCTCCTGGTCTCGAGCGGAAGCTACGCGCAATTTAACGGTTGCCTGGCAGGCTTCTGCCCAAACATTTTTGGAGGGGGCGGCTCACCGACCGCGCCGTGTTCAACCATGTCACTCGACTTTACGGACTCGTGTAACATGATCCTTATTCCAGCTTTGATCCGTTAGGGGGCTCAGGCAATGAAAAAACTACTTCTTACGATCGCGGCAACTTTGGCCCTATGCACGGGGGCTTTTGCGCAGGCGACATTCACTGCCAAAGACGCGGCCGGGTCAACGCAGACCTTCAAATCATTTAACTGCACGCCGATTTGCCCGCTCTCGGTACCTGCTGACAGCACAGGTGCGGCGCTAGGTGTTGCTGGTAACCCGTTCACAGTTGTTGATGACACCATCGTTGCGCAGGGCACCGCGCTTGGATCTGTCAAGAACGGCTTGGTGGGTGGGTCTGTTACGACGTCGGCGCCCTCTTACTCCACGGGCCAAATCAGCCCGCTGTCCATCGACACCATCGGCGGCCTGCGGGTAACTAACCCAACAATTACAGCACAAGGTACCGCGCTCGGCTCAACACGGACAACCTTGCAGGGCGGTTCGGTGACTACTGCGGCGCCATCTTACTCTACCGGCCAAATTAGCCCGCTTTCGCTGAGCACAGTTGGTAATTTGCGAGTCGATGGTTCCAGCGTGACGCAGCCAGTGTCCGGCACGGTCACAGCGACTGTTGCGTCTACCAGCGCCACAGGGTCTGCACCGCCAGCGAGCGCCAGCTATGTCGCGGGCAATGGTTCGGGCGCCACGGGTGGGTTGCTCGCTGGGCTTAAAACCTGTGATCTGCATGCGAAGTATGACGCATCGACTTCTGGCAGCACGACCCTTGTCACCGGTGTTGCTAGCCGAAAGGTCTATATCTGCGGTTTCATCATGGCGACTGGCAGCACGGCCACCAACGTGAAGTTGCGAGAAGGATCGGACGCCAATTGCGCAACCAATGCGGCTGATTTGACTCCAGCCTACCAGCTTCTCGCCAATGACAAGATCGGGATGCAGTCACCATTCTGGACCGGCTTGGCTGTGTCCACCAACGCTTACTACGTCTGCATCAATGCATCCGCGGCCAATGCCGTGCAGGGTGAGCTTTGGTACACCATTCAGTGAGCAACACTATGAAAAGGTTCGCCGGGCTTTTTTTAATGCTCTTGCTTCTCGCGCCAGCTTGGCCTGCGCAGGCGCAAATGAGCACCATGACCGGTGCGGGTGGCCGTTCAAAAGCTGCCATCCTTGGCGTTTCATTTCTTCCGAAAGACAGTAGCAATGGCGTCAACGTCAGTGCCGGTCCACAATCGGCCTTGCAATGGGAACGGACGCAGGCTTGGACCGCAATTGGCTATGTCAAGATTGCCGCTGCGCCCGCTGCCGCTGGCGCGGAAATTATTTTCACGACCTGCAACCAAGGGCAAACTGCCGAAAATGACGGCGTCTCGCAGAATTATCGTGGTTATGAACTTTGGGTCAATGATACTGGTAAGCTGCAAGTCAGGATCATCAGCACCTATGCCACGAATTATATAGGCGTCACCGGCTCAACGGTCGTTACTGATGGCGCGCAGCATCTTGTCGCCGCGACTTATGATGGTAGTAGCACCGTTGGCGGCGTCAAACTTTATGTTGACGGCAATCTTGAAACCAACACCACGGAAGCCAACACGCTTTCGGCTACCATCATTAACAATCAGGCGTTCTGGGTAGGAAACCAGAAAGGTTGGCCCTACACCCTCGGCGGTCAACTTAAAAGTTTCTCGCTGCACAATGTGGTTCGCAATCAGGCATGGGTGCAGGCATACACCACCGCAGGTGCGTCACGCGATGCAAACACGGTGCTGGCTTATGAATTTGGAGAAGGCAGTGGGCGGACCGTTGCTGACGTTTCCGGCAGCGGGTTTAATGGCTTTGTCGGTGGGGCCACTTGGCTAAATTCCAATGTGGCTGGAACGTCGCCGTATTGGATACAGGGAAAATTTAGCGCCGATCCTGGCCTTTCAGCATCCGCCAGTTTAGCAGTCACCCTATCGACTGCGGTCACAAGCGGAAACATGGTTGTTGGTGCAGTCACATTGGCTGCAAGCCCGAATACGCCGACACTGACAATTGCCGATGATAAAAGTAATTCATACACCGTCATTGGGTACGACCGAACGCTCGCAGGCACACTGACCGCCTATTACTATCGGGCGAATATTACCAACGCGCCGACTACCATCACTGCCACACTCAGCAGCGGCACTGGTACGTATTGGCGTGTGATCGCGGAAGAATTCGCGAATGTCACGACTTCCTCTCCGTTGGATGCAAATAACATCCATTACAATTCGGCGGCGAATGGCACCGACGCTGCAACATCAAACAGCTTCACGCCAACAGTTAACTACGATTTGATATATTCGGCGGCAACAAACTTTAGTGGAACAACGATGACTGCCGGCACTGGATTTACGCCCCTGCTAAGCAGCAAGACAACTGCCAACGAACCTATTTGGACCCAATATCTGATACAGCCAGCGGCAGGAGCTATCTCTGGCACCTTCACTACAGGTGGCTCAACACAGACGGTTGTTTCTGGAATGGCGTTGAAAGCTAAATAAATTTAGTGGGGCTTGAGATGACGACTTGGCCAAAAGACAACATTGCAGATCTGATCAAGTTTTATGGAGATCCTCGTGGTAAGCACGGGGTTAATGAGACGTGGTTTGCCAACAACGTGGTGCGAGTGAAACCACCGTTTAAAATGTATTACGCTGGCAAATCTATTTCCACGATCTCGTTTCATAAAAAGTGTGCAGAGGCGCTAGCTGCTGCTCTTGACGAGATTTGGGTGGCTTGTGGCAAAGACCAAAGTAAAATTGATAGCTACGGTCTTTCCGAGTTTGGCGGAACATTCAATTACCGGCTTATTCGTGGTTCATCAAAAATTTCAAACCACTCATTTGCTATTGCAATTGACATCGCACCAACAGGAAATGCACTGGGTGTGACCAAAGGCAAGATGCCAAAATTTGCAGTAGATGCTTTTAAAGCACAGGGTTTTAAATGGGGTGGTGATTACAAAGGGCGCAAAGACTGGATGCACTACGAAGCGGTGAGCTAATGAAACGTCGCGTGCTTCCAAGAAATTACACCCATGGGGACATCCTAAAAGCTTTTGAAGATTCGTATATCCCAGAACCTAATTCTGGATGCTGGCTCTGGATTGGGCCTGTCTTTCCACGGCGCGGTGGTTATGGGGCTTTCTCAGCTGGGCCGTTCATCATGCAACGAGCCCACCGGGTTGCGTGGCAGCTTTATTGCAACCCTATAGACAAAGCTCAGCACGTCCTGCATAAATGTGACAACGTCAGTTGTGTTAACCCACAGCATTTATTTCTGGGAAACCAAGCCTTGAATATGCGGGATAAGGCTCTTAAAGGGCGCCAGCAGGAAGGTTGGGCAAACCCAAGCTATAAACATGGGGGCTACGTGGGCGACAAGAAAAACCCAGCGTACCCACCGGGCATCGGGGCAGTTTAAAAGGGGGCTTAGCTTATGAACAGCACACAGATTAAAAGCATCATCGCAACGATTGCCACCGCAGTCGCTGCCTTCTTGGCTCAGAAGTTCCCGCTGCTTGATGTAGCTACTTGGAATTTGCTGGTTACGGCAGTCGCAACTGCCATCATTTCTGTGATCTTGGCCAAGTTCACCAGCGTAACGAGCATGGCTGACTCGATCGCGCCTGCGGGGCAGAGTGCAACTAAAGTTGTAACTACCCCCGAGGTTGCAGCGGCGCTTCCAAATAACCCGAACGTGGTCTCCACGACGGAAGTTAAGGTAACGCCTAAGTGACTTGGGCTTCCATTGCTTTGCTTCTCCTCCAGATTGCCGACAAGCTTCTGGATTTCACACGACAGAAGCAAAGTATGGATGCCGGTGCCGACCGACAGATTGCCCAGACGTCCGCGGCTATTCTCGCCAAAACTGAATTTGCCAAGCAAACCAAAGAGAAGATTGATGCTCTGCGTGGGTCTGATCTTGATGTTCTGCTCACCGAGCTCGCCAAGCCCAACTGACAGTTTTTGCAGTATCTATGAACGTGTTATAAGGGAGAATACCGACGCAATCAGCCTGAAGGGGGCGTCGGACGGGGTCAAAAGACGCACTGCAACGAACGACACGGTTTATCGTTGTCAGTGTCAGGGATGGGATAACCCCATCTGCAAAAAGTAAATAGCCAACGGGTAAGACCAATGCCACGGCGGGTGCGGACGACCAAAGGGAACTGGTTTGTAAGCCAAATGTCGCTGGGCAACCTCATTTCTGCGGGCTCCGTCTTAGTCGCTATCACCGGCTTTTACTTCACCACGCAGGCCACCCTGGCGACCCAAGCTGAGAAGCTGGGCGGCATTGAGCGCAAGATTGAAAACCAAGACAAGGACACCGACCGGCAGCGCCGTACCAACATGGACGAGCGCGACCAGCTGCGAAAAGAGATGATTGACCGGGCTGAGAAGACGGCCAGCGGCATCGCAGAACTCAACAAGACAACGGCCGTGTTGTCGACCCAGCTTTCCACAATCAGCAGCGACCTTGTCAAACTGGGTAACCAGATCACCACCATTGCGACTACGAATAACTCGCGGCAATAGTGGCTTAGGTTGACACCTTCAGGGAACAGTGGAATAAATCTCGACATCGACTGACACCCGTCAAGGTGTCCACGACTGGTGGCCGTAAGTTCACCGAGGAGCGAGACCATGTTTATCCGCGACGACGAGGACGACGATCGGGAGTTGGAGAATGGCGAAACCCAAGATGGACCCGAAGGCGATGAAGATGCCGCCGAAGGGCAAGAAGATGAAACCGAAGATGATGCCGAAGCCGGCGAAGAAACCGAAGACGTACTAGAAGCCGAGGCTGAGGAGGACAAACCTCGCAGCCGCGGTGAAAAGCGTTTTCAAACCCTGTCCAAAGCAGCTCGCGAGGCTAATGAGCGCGCGGCTCGAACGGAGCGGGAGCTTCAAGACCTGAAGCGGCAGCTGGCAGCACCAGCGCAGCAGCAGCAGGAAACACCGGAAGCAGAAGCGGCCAGATTGTCGCTTATGACCCCGGAAGAGAGGATTGAATATCGTCTTGATAAGGCGCAGCGCGAGACAGCCGGCAAAATGGCCCGTCTCGAGTTTATTACGCAGGATCAAAACGATAGGGCTGAATTTTTAACCCTTGCGGCGCGTGACCAGCGTATCGGCAAGATCGCTTCCGAGGTGGAAACCCGGCTGTCAGATCTTCGCTCCAAGGGACAGAATGTTGATCGGACGTCACTGGCAAAGTTTATCATTGGCGAGAAAGCTCTCGCGGCCAGCGACAAGGCGGTCAAGAAGGCAAAACAGGCCGCTGGTAAGCGGGTTGAAGCGCAGACCACCAAGCCGGGGAACGGCAAGGGGAATGTCGCGGGAGGAAGGCAGAAGGCCAGCCAGTCGCTGGAGGACCGCCTTACAGGGGTTTCAATCTGAGGCACGCCCATGACGGGCATGCCCAAATGCTGAGGGGAGCATTAGGCTATGGCCGTCAACCAGGCTTCGCAATTTTCACTCGATATTGAAAACTATATTCAGGACAAGGTGTTGCCCTTGTCGCGCAAGCAGCTGGTGGCCTATCAGTTTGGCGACCCGCTGACTCTGCCGGAAGGCCGTGGCACCACCTACACCGCGACCCGGTTCAATCGTCTTCCCCTCCCCTTCGCCCCCATCAGTGAAGGTGTTCCGCCGATTGGCGAGACGATGACCATCACGCAGGTTTCAGCGACAGCCCAGCAGTGGGGTGACAAGGTCACCATTACCGACGTGGCCGAGTTGACCATCAAACATCCGCTCTTTGTCCAGGCCACCAACCTGACTGCGCTGCAGGTGGCTGAAACCTACGAGCGCAATACCTTCAACGGCATCATGGCCGGCACCCAGATCAACTACGTGAACTCGCGCGGCGCGCGGGCATCGCTGGTCGCTGGCGACGTCATCAACCCGCATGAAATCAACCGGGCTTATGGCGCTCTCTTCACCCTTGGCGCTCCGCGCTACATGGGTGACGAGCAGACCGATACTAAGATCAAGGCGGAAGCCGGTGGTGACAAGGCGTCGGCAGACCCTCGCAGGATGCCGCACTATGTCTCCATCATGCATCCGCTGGTGGCGCAGGACTTCCGCGAAAACTCAACAGTTGTAACGGCTTGGTCCTATTCAGACATCAACCGGCTTTACAACTATGAAGCTGGTGAGTGGGGTGGCATCCGGTTCTGCCTCTCCAACATGGTGCCTACCTTCACCGGCGCTGCGGCGGTTACGGCCCCCACCGGCACGTCGGGTGGTTCACTGGCCACCAACAGCTATTACATCATCGTCACTGGCTCTGACACGCAGAACCAGTATGAGAGCCTGATCACGCAGGTCACGGGCGCTGTGTCTGTGACCGGCCCGAACGGCGCCATTCAGGTTACGGTGCCGTCGACTGCTGGCTACACTTACTCGGTGTATGTTGGCACCACGACGTCGCCAACCAACCTCGGCCTGTCCTCGTCTGGTCCTACCACCGGCCCGATGGCTGGGCAGGCAACCCAGATCGCAGCTGGCTCGACTGTTGTCATCACTGGCACTGGCGTTGCGCAGACGCCGCCTGCAGCCCCGGCAACAGGCATCACGGTGTATCCGACCTTCGTCATCGGCCGCGGCTCTTATGGCATCGTGACCTTGGACAACACCAAGTTCACCTACCTGAAGACCGCCGACAAGTCGGACCCGTTGAATCAGCTCCGCGTCATTGGCTGGAAGTGCTATTGGGGTGTGCTGCTCGAGAACAACCAATTCTTCATGAGAATTGAGAGTACCTCGGCCTTCAGCGCCACCTTCGGCTAAACAACACAGGAGCCCTCAGATCCGGGGGCTCCTCCTCTCTTTGGAGCGCTGCACATGGCATTGGGCACGATCGGCACACTTGCAACCAACTCGCTTCAGACGCCTGGTCCTTCCCAGCCGGTCTCCGACGCCAACGTGGCGCTGGTGGCGAATGCCATCAAGGATGATCTCAACCCGGCGCATCCGATCTTCCCCGGCGCCTTCAGCCGCATGGGTATCCTTTTCATTCCCAACCGTGGCATGCTTAGAGTGCTCCCCACTGATTACGTGGCGATTGACAGCACCGGCTGGCCTATCCTGCTCAG